GGGCAATGATGTCCTCCCAACCATTCTCATCCTTTTCTACCCAATCTTTTTTGTAATAAAGGAATCCTGTCTGATCACGATACTCTTCTTCCGTAAGATCCTTACGACCATTCTCTTTGTAGCCAAGTACAAGACCTCCATAGTTTTGGAGAAGAAGCATCTTGGAGATAGATCCATTAAACTCCATGATGTAGAGTTCATACAACTCAATGCGTAGAGTGTACAAACGGGAAAGATTCATGTTGCCGGAGGCAACGTCCCTCAACCATTCCGTATTGGTATAAGTATTACGATAGTTCGTCGTGAACATCCGTAGTGCATCTACACAAGCCCAAAAGTTCCAACCCATTTCGGTTGCGTGTGCTTCTGCTTTTACTGGATCTTCTTCTCCACCAGTAATTTTGAGCCAAAACTCAAGTGGCGTATAGCTACGCTTGATGCAAAGCTCACCCAAGTTGGTAAGATCGGCATACGTTTTATCTGGAATCAAGACATTGGAGTTATGGAAACTTTTTGTGGGCCACCCATCCCTATCTTCCGCAATCTCAAATCCCTTTCCATACAAGCTCATCTCCTCAACATCCAATTCAACATTGTAGTTATAGGAAGGCCAAGAACGGAGCATCCGATCAAATCCCACACTGATAATATCACTCCATATTTTCTTTTCGGTAGGATTACCAATCTTGGTTGTGATATTTGCGGCTGTATTTCGCTCCATAACCATGTCCACAAAACTAGACTTTTGGTTATCAACGATGAATTTCATTTGACGGAATGGAACATTGCTCATTCCTTGCATCTGCCTTGCGGCTACCTGACTATAATCTGTGGGAGGGAAACCTTTATAACATTTGTAGATACGTCCCCACTTACGTTCACGACCAGCATTGTCTAATCGAAGGTTCCAGCAAATTGTAAATGCATCATTGGCTGTTTGGACACGGCTAGTAGGTGCTACACCATTAGAGTTGATGGTATTAAAACCCCAACTGGAGACACCCTCACGATTTACAATTCTTTTTGTTTTTGCCATTTTAGCCTAGTGTTTGGTTCATTGCTTGTCTGCGTTTCTGACAAGCGGTGCAACCCCTTGCGGCTTGTTCAAGGTTCGTTTGAACCCCAAGTGTTGCCGCAACACGATCACCCAAGCTAGCAAATGTATGTATTACATTAGCCACCTTGTCGCCAGCTTCTTGCCAACAGTATTGACCTGGGATTCTCCCACAAATTTGTTGTTCGATCAAGTAATCTAAATTATCTGGCACTTCCACATTGTTATTTTTCATGTCACTGGCAACTTTGTTGGAGAATTGTCTGCCATAAGTCATCTCCATTCCATTGACACGATATTTAGTTCCCTTGTCATCGCTGTACTCATACCAGAGTCCACTTGGGATCGGCCCGTTTTTATCCTTTAGTCTCATGTAGCTCAAATGATTTGCATTCTTTTTATATTTTTGTCAATAGTTAATCCACATGGAATATAACGGATTGGTTTTGGATGCACCAAAAGACACAACATATGGCATCCCATATTTAGAGACTGTTCCACAGTTTGTTCGTGAGCTTTCTTGCTATGCATTAACCCGTGGAGAGTTTGGAAGGCGAGAAAGGATTAAACGAGGAATAAGAATTGAGGATACTGACCTTAAAAATCCTGCTCAACATATGGTTAATTGCTTTAACCTTATTTATGGCAACGATGTGTTACTCCATTCGCAAGGAATCCCGAATAATTATGCCCTAGACATCATTGATTTGTTCTGCAACGAAAATGATTGGGGAATTGCAGGGTGTGCATCCAGCGGAAAGACGTTTTCTGTGGCGGCTTGTATCGTGATGGATTGGATTTCAGCTCCCACAGTCACCTCAACATACGTTGCATCTACCTCTTTGGATGCATCTGAAGACCGATTGTGGGGTAAGGTTTGCACCCTTTACAGGGTAGCAATGCGTAATATTCAAGCCCAATACAAGACTGCAACCATTGGAAATCTGGTTGAGTACCGAAGAATGATTGTTTTTGAGTCGATTGATACCCGTGATACGGAACGAGACTATACAAATGCTATCAAAGCATTGGCATTTCCTAAAGGTGGAGAGGGAAAACGAGCCGTAGAGAATACTAGAGGACGTAAGAATGCCAGAATGCGGTTATTTTTGGACGAATTGGCAGAAATGGATCTCTATGCATTGGATACCAGGGTAAACCTTGGAGCAAATCCAGACTTTATTTTTGGTGGCATGGCAAACCCAGCCGCTACTGCCAACAATCCCCATACGGAGTTATGTCAACCAGACGATCCTATGGAATGGGATGCCGTAAATCGTTACACAAAGAAGTGGAGGACTCGTACTGGCGTAGCGTTGCATCTTTCTGGTGAAGATAGCCCAAACTTTAAGGTTCCTGATGCGGAAATTCCTCCATTTGATCGTTTCCTTACCGTTGAAGGTGAAGCGGCAACACTAAAACGATGCTACGGAAACAAAAATGCCCTAGAATATTGGCGAAATGTCTATGGATGGTGGCCTGATAACTCTGTAGAACTTACAATTTTCTCAAAAGCATTCATTGCTGGATGCGATTTGAACTTTGAACCCGTTTGGAGTGGCAGAACTAGAGTTGTTTGCGGATTTGACCCTGCATTTACTGCTGGTGGAGATAGATGTGCGGCATCTTTTTGCAGATTAGGGCAAAATGATACTGGTCGTAACGTAGGTTTCTATCTCGGAACTAGAGAATATGAGTCTAGCGTAGGTGATGTATTTGAAGAATCCATAGCAATGCAGTTGGTAAAGGATTGTATTGAGTTTGGTGTCCATCCACGAGACTTTGGATTGGATATTTCTGGTGATGGTGGAAAAATGATGAGAGCAATCATTATTGAATGGAGCAAATTCCATCCAGAGGCTATGTTTGTATTCCCAATTTCCTCGATGGGTATGCCAACAGATCGTAGGATCAGCAATCTTGATAAGCGTACTTGCAAAGAAGCATACGATAGATTGGTTACTGAATATTGGTTTGCTGTTCACACCGCATTTTCTACCAGATCATTGGTTGGTATTGACGTAGATGCCCATTCCAAGGTCGTAAACGAGCTTTGCAGTCGTCTTTATTACCACAAGGGCAGGAAGGTGGCAGTCGAGAAGAAACTCGACATGAAGCATCGTTTGAAGAAGTCACCCGATTTGGCTGACTCATTGACCTATGCTGTGCAGATGCTCCGCAGAGCAGGACTTGAATTTGCGTTTGAGGAAGAGACAGTTTCTTTGGACATCCAGGAAATAAGCGATTGGGAAAACCGATTGATTCACTCCAAAGCCACATCTCAAGAACAAATAGAAGATGATGAATGGGGATACGGAGGCAAGGGAACAGATGACGATGGATTTTAAGATTGCTTTGTTTTATTTTGTTGAAAGAATTTTTTAAATGAAGGAAATACTTTCTTTTGGTGGAGGAACACAATCTGCTGCTATAGCGGCTTTGATTATTCAAGGCAAATTACCAAAACCTGATGCTGTAATTATAGCTGATACTGGTTATGAGAAATCTACAACTTGGCAATATTTAGATTCAGTCATTCGACCAGCATTTAAAGAAATTGGATTAGAAGTTCATAGGATAGGGCAAGAATGGGCTACTGCTGGTTTAATAAGCACAAGTGGAAATTCTGTTCTTATGCCTATGTTTACAACTCAATCTGATACTATTGGAAAATTAAGTGGTTATTGTAGCAACGAATGGAAAGTAAGGCCAATGGATCGGTATTTAAGAAAAGTTTTAGGAATACAAAAAAAAGATCAAAAAAAATGGATTGGTTACTCTCTTGATGAATCAAGAAGAGCGATTCGTATGATGGCATCTGAAGATTGGCAGAAAGGTCGTATAAGATTTCCATTAGTTCATGATGTTCCACTTAAAAGACACCAAGCAATTAGAGAGGTAGAAAAAATGGGATGGCCCACTCCTCCAAGATCAGCTTGTTACTTTTGCCCAAACATGGGTGACGATGAGTGGAGGGATATTTCATCAGAAGAATTACAACTTGCTTCTCAACTTGAAAAAAAAATGCAAGAGACAGATCCTTTTGTTTTTCTACACAAAAGCGGAAAACCAATACTTGAAGTTGATTTTACAAAATCTGATGAACAACCAGAATTATTTGAACGAGCTTGCTCTTCTGGTGTTTGTTTTGTTTAGCTTGACAGCTTCTTTTTTATTGATAATTTCTGTCTGATCGAAAGATTGCGGATGGGTGTGAATGCGTACCACATGATCCAAGAATATGGCTTTGACGAACCAAAACGTCCTACCCATTTGAGTAACGAGGAGAAGCGTACAGCATTCAGCGTAGCGGAGTGTTGTGGTTTCTTTTCTTTACTCTTTCCTTTCCTGCATGGGTGGGGGGTAATGGGGGGTGTTTCCTTTCTCCTTTGGTTTTCTTTAGCCTGTGGTGTCTTGACTTGTTTCCATCACTAAAGCATACTCCGCTATCCTATGAAGTTTTCTCCCCAAGAATTTAGAAACGGTTCAATTATCCCATCTGTTCTCAATGGAAAAGTCGATTCTTCCGTCTCTAGCCTCATAGGTAAATCAGAATCTCTTTCATTCGGTGGCGGTCAATACAAACGGAAACCAAATTTCCTCATGTGTCCCCCAAAATACTTGTCCACGGCTATCCCGAACAACAAGTTCATGAAAGGTCAGAAAATTGATACTGAACGTGCCATGCGTCAGTACGCTCGTATTAAGAGACTCATCACTGCTCTTGGTGTTAAAGTCATTGAGCTTCCTCCTACCAAGGGGGCACAAGATCAGCACTTTGTTGCTAACCTTGGACTCTCGGTAGATCCGTTTATCTTCCTAGCCAAGATGTCTGCTCCTGGTCGAACCATCGAAGAAGAACCTGGTCGCAGATTCTTTGAGAAGATGGGTTATACAGTTCTCCAACCTCCTCATTATTGGGAAGGCGAAGCTGAAACAAAACACTGGAAAGACAATATTTACTTTGGCGGCTATGGAAAATTCTCCGATTGGAAAGCCCAAGAATGGATTTCCAAAAAGGGTGGTATCGAAATCATACCTATGCGAATGGTGAGTGATGATCTCTACCACTTGGATTGCTGTATCCATGTCCTAGACAAAGAAAACTTGATGGTTTGTCGTAGTGGCATTGATTCGGAATCATTCAAAAGGTTAGAGAAACTTGCCAATATCATTGTTGTTCCCAAAGAGATGGAAGCAACTGGTGCTACCAATCTGATCCGTATCCCTGACAAAAACATTGTGATCAGTGGTATGTTCCAACCAGAGTATGGTCAGTATCGCAATTCAATGGAATGGATGCTTACTACAATGGACAAATTCAACAACTCTGTTATTTTTGCTGACA